TGTGGAAGGTGTATCCACCGCGCGTGAAGCTCTTGAAGCCCAGCTTGACAGCCATGTCAGCGTCGTTGTTGAACGCACCGAACTGACCAGGCAGACCTGCCGTTACGGACGTGGCGAGACCACCAGCGAGGAGGTCATCGATGGCCAGGTCCTGGGTTCTGTTCAGGTACATAGCGTACTCAGCGGGAGCGCCCTGCTTGTCGAGCTCCTTGATGATGTCATCAATCTCGCTCATAGCAGTGAAGGCACCGCCCGTGACGTTAATACCGCGAGTCTCCACCTGAGTGAAGTATCCGTCGGTACCCGTCATGGCATCAGTACCACTGAGAATGGCGGGATTACTAGAGTCTTGCATCTCGCCGAACAGGAGGATCATCTCACGCTGGTCCTCGAAACGCTTGCGCGCCTCGTTCTCAGCGTACATGAACCAGCGGTACTCACCGCCGCCGACGTCAACCCAGCCGATGTTGGTGGCCTGTGAGCCAGCAACCTCGTGACGACCCTTGACGATACCGAAGCCGTTCTCACGGTTGATAACGTCGGTCTCGTAGAAGTGGTCGGGCTGATCCGTTCCCTGCGGGTAGAGATTGCCGAGAATGACAAGTCCACCAGACGCACCAGAGAGGTCAGAGCCACTTGCGGCAGCACCGTCCAAGCGGCTAACCGTGATGCTCGTACCAGCCGTGTAAGCGGTCACAATGAAACGCACACCACTTGCCTGGTCCATGAGGACATCGAACTTGCGTACGTTACCCGTGGAAGATCCCACGATGTCACCACCGTCGAGAACAACGGTGTTACCCGTGTATCCACCAGAGGCAGTGTAATCGTACGTTCTGTGGCGGCGGCCAACCTCCCACCAGTCGATCTTGTCGTTGGTGGCGGCGGCATTGATGGCGCCAGTGAGCTTCAAGAATCCCGTGATGCCCTGCTCACCATACGTTTCAACGAGCTCGGGAATGACAAAATCCTTGTTTGTCTTGATGATGTCGGTCAGAGTCGTATAGGTCTCTGCCGACTGGCGATACGTCAGGCCATTGGCCGTAGCATCGATTGCGGGAATGTTAGTACCCCGTGTAGTTCCAATAGTTGCCATGATTTATTTTTTAGGCATTGAAAGTCATTTTTGAAGAGTTCGCCCTCAAGATCCCTCTGAGCTGTTGGCCCAGAGTGTTCTGTTGGACTGGCCCCTGCTCCGACGGAGCAGTAGCCTGAATGTTTGCAGCCTTCGACACAACGTTGCGCTGACCATCGCTCATGCCCTGCTGGTATGCAGAACGCACGATCTTATCGATGTTGTCAATCACAGCCCTGTGTGAGGACAGCTTGTCATAGTCCCAACTACCGTCGTCCCGAACGTACGGATCGAAGTACTCGTCGAGGCGGGCGTTCTTTTCCATGAGTTCGTTGCGGTATTGGTCATCAATACCGAACGTGAAGCTCCTGTCGTTACCGAGGTCGAACTCGATACCAGACAATTGAGACACCTCGCGTCGCATGTCCGCGATCCACTGGTCGTTGACAATCTCATCCACCTCTTGCTCTGCTGGAGCAGGTGCCGCATACGAATCGCGCATCTTCTCGATGTGTTGCTTCGCGGTGGCAGCGTCCATCTTGAGCTGGAGCTGGGAGAGTTGCACCTCTTCCTGTGTGTAACGATCGGGGTCCAACTTATACTTGGAACCCATGAGCATATTAACCTCGTCGATGGAAAGGTTGGGGTGCTCCGTGGCAAGCTGCACCTTGACCGCCGTCATATCATCCATCTCAGATGCATTCAACGACTGATAGGTGAACCAATCCTGCGGATTACGTCCAGTCTCTTCTACGAACTTGGCAATTGCCTGCACCCGTTCATCAATATGCACCTGCGGTTGTGTGAGGTCATCGAGGGTCGTGATCTCTCTTCCGAGCTTCTCGCTCAGGTATCGAGTCACGGCCTGATCGACCTGGTCCTCACTGTAACGCGGTGCTCTCGGCTCAGGCTGAACGGGGTTTTCCTGAGCTGATTCCATGGGGGCCTCCGCCACCTGAGGGGTGGGCGTCGGCTCTTCCTGGACAGTCTGTTGCTGGGCTTGTGCAAGCTCCTCAACACTGTTGTAGATCTGGAACGGGGCCTGCTGAGGTTCCGCCTGCTCGACGGGTTGCTCAACGACGGCCTGCTCCTGGGGTTGGGGCTGCTCTACAGCCTCCTGTTCAATTGTATTTTGATTTTCCTCCATGATTAAAAGTAAAGTAGAATCGGCTCAGATGCAGCGGGAGTGACGCTGTCAAACTTTCCGTATACCGTGACGCCCGACGGGATCGTCAACGTAGTCTGTTCGGTAGCACCGTCGTCCTGGAGATAGTTCCCAGAAATGGTGAGCGTGGTCGCAGCACTGTGCAAGTTCTGGATCGCAAAGAAGTGCTCCACGTTCACCGTGGATGCCTCGATGGCTGTGCCAGCGTCACCGAGGACGGCTCTAGAATTGAGGGCGTGTGAAGGATGTGCCATTATGCAAGAGTTACTGCGGAGCTATCTTGACCGAAGACTCCATATTCAACAATGGTATCGACCTTGGTGCCGTAGGCCTTGAGGACCTGGTCGTCCTTTGCGGGGAAGAAAGCGAACTCACCACCAGCAATCTTCATGATCACAGGATCATCACTGGTGGTGTCCGCATAAACATAGATATAGTTTTCCCTGACGGCATCCATGTTCTTGATGAACACGTACGCGTTATCGACCTTGTCGCTGGCCTTGTATACCGTAATGGCATTACTTCCAGCGGCGGTACCAAGCAGCTTAACGCGCATCATGCTGCCCGAGTCCGCACTCACGGACATGGACGTAGACAGACTGACGTCACTACTAAGGACGTCAGAGCTGCTGAGGGTTAGGCTGGACTTGAGGGTACCCATTAGACAGTTTCATAAATCACGACCCACTCCACGGTCATGTTGACGGCGGAGGTATCGATGTCAATGTCGTTAGCACCATCCCACGGGAAGAACGTCCAGTCGCCAGCGTAGAGGCGACCAAGCGATTCGTTGCCTGTACCAATCTCAATGTTGATGTACTCGGCGGCGGTAGTGCTTGGATTCTTGATATACACCTTGGCCGCAATGGGCGTGGTGAATTCAGACGCCTTGATCAGGTTGTACGCAACCTGTTGGGTAGCGAAAGTTTTTCTGGAAACACCAGTGGTTTCGTCGAGGCCCGTGGTAACCCCAGCCTTGGTCAGGGTGGCCGTCGTGCTCAACGACAAGGCATCACCAGTCAGGTCAGAACTGGAAATGGTTACGGTAGCAGTAGTTGTTGCCATAATCTATGTTTTGTGGTACAAAGGTACTATAATATTACTTTCTGTATTTGGCCACCTTCTTAGCGATATTCTTGGGCTGGCGCACAAACTGCTTGCCCTTTTTGTTTCCTTCTGCCTTGGCCTTATTGGTGGCCGCTTTCTCTGATGCAGACAAGGCCTTCCATGCAGCGTCGGGTAGGTAACGTCGTTTCCCCTCAGACTTCTTTCCGCTTGAGGTGCGCCACTTCTGCTTGGTCCACTTACGCAGGGACTCTTGTGATTTCTTTACCGCCATCAGTCTCGGTATCCGCCACCAGCTTTCTTGTACTGCTGGGCCAGCATCTGTGCTTTGCGGGCTGACCACTGGCCAGCCTTCCCACCCTTGGTTCCTGCCTTGATCTTATTGAACAGGCGCTTGCGCATACCAGGCTTGGTGTAGTTACCAGCCTCGTTCACGCGAGACTTTGTCTTCCCTCCCTTCTTGTAAACCGTCTTCATTTTCCGTGACTCACGAGTTTGAACTTGGCCTTGGCAACGGCACCAGGGTGGGGCTTGTACTCACCCTTCATCAAGAAGTAACGTCCGTTCTCTTGCATCCAATGGTATCCCGACGGAGGTGACACCTCCATCGTCTTCTGACTCACCTTGAGCTTGCCTCCTTTGTTGTACTTAACAGCGTTCATTGCACCTGATTCTTTGCGAGAAGCACCTTGATCTCCTGAATATCGGAGAGTAAGGTGTCAATCTTTTCCTTCAGAGCTCCATTGTCCTGCTCAAGGACCCTGACCCGTGACTTCAACGTCGTGAAGTCACTCTGATGCTTTAGCCAAAACCCGAGCAAGCCACCAGCAACAACAAGGAATTCAAAGTGAGTTAGATTCTCTGGCATTACCACTTCACTTTATTGGCCCACCAAGCCGCGGACATCTTGCCCTTGTTAATGTTCTTTCTGTGGCGATCCTTGAACGCCTTTCTTTGCTTGGCGTTCTGGTTCGTCTTAGCACCCTGCTCTCCGAAGCGAATGAGCTTGACCTTGTTACCCTCCTTGGCCAGCACGATGTGCGACTTCTTTGGGTGCTTAGGCGTTCGCTTTGCTTTGTTGACACCAGAAAGCCCGTGCTTCTTGAGTAGGTTTTTTACTCGTGTTGATGTAGGAGACTTGGCCATTGTGCAAATATAAAATGAATTATGTCAGCTCATTTCCCTCCTCATCGCACCCCCAGTTCACCCCCATAATGAACGTCTTGATCTGCTCAGACGTCAAGTGATTCGATGTATCTGAAGGTATTGACGTGTGCTCGACCAACCACTCGGTATCATCATGACTCCACCGAACGGGAGTTATGTAACCAGTGAAATCAAACGATGCGTACTCACTGGCCGCTCCCTTATAGTACCAATGATTATTTACCATAGTACGATTTTGTTGCGTCGAAGTTGTCTTGGATTTCAGAAGCACTTAGCTCTGATGTATAAATTCGGTAGTCACCATGGTAACCCCGTTGAACATCATTTGTGGGTTGAGCTCTGACCCATGCCCCCATGGATATAATCAGCTGCTGAGAGGAAGCTACCTGATCAAATATTGACAACCCCATCGTCAAGCTGCTTGTTTGCTCCAAAACTCCATCTATGTAGAACTTCATTTGAGTTGAAGTAAATACTACAGCGAGGTGATACCATGCGCTATAGGCAAATGTTGCGTCAATGACATTTGCTTGAACATTGCCCGTGTCATACTTCTGACCAAAAGCAATTCGATTTCGAATACCTGTATTGGTATGCGTCGGCGAAACGGCAGTAATTGACATTCTACTGCGCTCATATCGTTCAGAAGTGATACTCATGCCTACGTGGGGGCGAAGGGCACCCGATGTTCCTGTAGGCTGCGCCTCCCTATATATCCATGCTTCTTGGGTAAACGGATACCCTAAGCTGCTTACGTCACTGTAGTTTACATATTGACGGGCGTCATCATTGGCCCCGTCCATAAACCAGCAGTCTGCCCCCCCTTGAGTTGTTCTGGTAATTCCCTGTGTAGTATATCCGTTGTAGAACGTCGTGGTGCCCCCAAGAGAACCTACGTTTGTTACAGTGTTTCCACTACCAGAATCAGAGGCGCTATCCCACGGGCGGATGTCATACCATGCACCACTCGTAATTGATACCCCAGCAGGTATAGAAACACCACTGACCTTTGCGATGCTGGACTTTGCTACACCATCAATCTTGGCAATGTTGGCTTCTGCCACCCCCGACACCTTGGCTATGTCTGGCATCAGGCAATCTCAATGTAGTCAGGTGATGGGTTAATGTAAATAAGATTACTACCCAGAGCATAAGCAACGACCCTCAAAAAACGCCCCGAAGTAGACGGGGCTGTAGCAGTCAATGCACCAGAGCTACCCACGTAAAGAATGTCACCTGCACTAAAGCTAGAAAAGCCGCTGCTACTTAATATCCCGCTGGTTATCAATCCATCTGTTGTGGGGGAGGTGCCTTTCGCAAACCCTAGCAAACCCTTAGTAGTAGCTTCCGCAGAGTTGTCAGCAGCGGCCCAACCCGAAGCCCCATACGAATAGAACTTGCCCGCAGTGAGAGTTCCGCTTCCATAAAACACGTGCCAGCCCTCGAAGCTACCGTTGCTATACGCTGAGGTCCTCGTGACAATATCTAAGTATACCCCATTGAACTCATTACCCGTTGGGCCTGTGGGTCCCGTAGGACCCGTTGGGCCTGTCGCTCCCGTCGCACCAGCGGAACCAGTAGCACCCGTCGGTCCAGTGGGGCCCGTAGGACCTGTTGCTCCCGTTGCGCCTGCAGTACCTGTTGCTCCCGTCGGGCCTGTAGGGCCTGTCGGGCCTGTGGCACCCGTAGATCCTGCCGTACCAGTAGCTCCCGTAGGACCCGTTGGACCAGTAGGGCCTGTGGCACCAGCGGATCCCGTCGCCCCCGTGGCTCCTGTTGGGCCAGTAGGACCAGTAGGTCCTGTTGCGCCTGTAGTTCCCGTGGCTCCAGTCGGACCAGTGGGGCCTGTGGGGCCTGTCGCACCCACACTACCCGTGGCACCTGTAGCTCCCGTCGGCCCCGTTGGTCCTGTGGGACCCGTAGCCCCAACGCTACCTGTAGCTCCCGTGGCACCTGTTGGGCCTGTCGGGCCTGTTGGACCAGTAGCTCCAACACTACCTGTAGCACCTGTAGCGCCAGTTGGTCCCGTGGGTCCCGTAGGGCCTGCGGCTCCTGCCGCACCAGTAGCACCCGTTGCCCCTGTCGGGCCTGTCGGGCCTGTCGGGCCTGCGACAGTAGAGGCAGCTCCCGTAGCGCCAGTGGGCCCAGTCGGACCCGTAGGCCCAGTAGGTCCCGCAACGGTAGAGTCTGCACCAGTTGCACCCGTTGGGCCCGTGGGTCCTGATCGACCCGTGTTAGCTACAGAAACAGCACCCGCGTTACCTGCATTGGCTACAGAAACAGAACCCGTGTCAGGTACTACGACTGTTAAATTTATGCCGCCTGAAACCGTAACCTCCGTGGCCATATTAGAGTGCCTTTGAAATATCTGCGTTCACATTAAACGCGCCCTTCAGGACCGTCTTGTGTGTTTCACCGACAACGTACTGAAAGTCATACCTATATCTGCCAGCAGGGACTTGTCTCATATCTGCCGCAGAAATAAACAGCGTGACGTTACCGTTGTCGTCAATGTTGTTGAACTGAATGTTCACGTCCGCCTTCTCACCTAGACTGGCGCTACCAATGACTAGGTTCGAGCTTGCCGTGGCGGGCACTCGCCTGGTGAGTCCAGGCGTCGTTGTACCGCCCTTAACCTGCATCAGAAAATTGTAGTTGTCGGTGGCCAGGGGTAGTGCCGTGCCATCCGTCTCTTTGAGCGTAAGGGTGAGCTCAAACGTATCTCCCTGACGACAAGTAATGTCAAGGACTTCGGTCGTATCTAGATTTACTTTTGCCATCAGATAAGGTCTTGGAACATTCCCATTCCTTGAGTGTCTCTCTTTCTTTGCTCAATGAGCTTGCTCTGCTCCTCCGCTTGCTTCTTCACCCGCTCGTCCTTACGGTTCTCCTTGAAGTTCTCAAGCTGAGACCTAAAGGCCTGGTCGCCCTGCTTGCCCATAGATGCCACCTGCACCTTCAGCATCTCCATCTCCTTCTGCATTTCGTGCTTGGCCTTAGCAACAGCGATGTCTGCCTGGGACTGTAGTTGAATCTTTTGTGACTCAAGCTGCGCCTCGATCTGAGCCTCTTGCTGTTTTACCTGGGCCTGGAGCTGCAATTGCTGTTGCTGCATCTGGGACTGAGACTGCTGCTGTTGGAGGATCATCTCCTGATTCCTCTCGGCACGGCGTTTTCTCCTGATGGCCAGTAGCCTTTCAGCCTGGTTCACATCCTTGAGCCTGCGGATAGCAATGGCATCCTCTAGGTCTAGCTCCTTCTGGCTGAGTGCGATCTGGATGTTCTGCTCCAGGTAGGTCTTGTCCTTTTCCTCCATGTCCTTCTCAACCACAACACCAAAGTTGTGCATTGGAAGGTCCGCAAAGGAGGTGGCAACCTCCATGTTGGATTCTCCAATGGCGGACTTGTAGGCCTCATAAATGACAGAGTCCTTGGGTAGGATTTGAATTGACTTCACCACGTCCTGAGTAACCTTCTTGAAGAGAACCAGGGCTGAGTTTGTGATGTCGTAGGTCGCGTTGTTCGACGCCTGAATTGCTTGCTGCTGAACACCGACCAGGGCGTCGGTCTTTGGGGTGCTGGCGTCCACCACCTCATTGATGCCCGTCGTGTCACGGATCATTCTGAGATAGTGATTGTACAGTGACACCAGCTCATTGATGTTTCTGATACTGTTACCAATCTCCCGTACAGGCGGGTTCTGGAATCCACCCTCTGGATTCTTACTACGGTAGTAGAAGACACCCGTCTGCTCGTAGATGTCGTGTAGGTCAAGGGGCTGAAGCTCGCCCGCCTTACCGAGCTGCACGTTCTCAAGGCCTTCGATGTCGATGACCAGTCCGTCAGGCTTTGCCTTTGCAATAGCCTGCTGGATCTTGAGGTGCGTGATCTGAAGCATGTCTGCATAACCGATGCACCCGTCAACCATAGACTTCGGCATGTTCCGACGCAGGTTGGTGCAGACGGCAGAGTACGAGAGCTCGGCCTTGGAGAGGTCGTGGATGTTCTTCGGTACGTTTGACTTGATGCCGTAGTTGATGAGTTTGTCGGCGCCGATGATGTAGCAGCCACCATAGACCGTCTCGATTTGCATCGAGTGGGACCTGCGCTCGAACACCGTCCCAGACTTAGGGGGCGAGTTGAAGCCCTCGAAGTAGAAGCCTGTGTTCCCGTACTTGTTGTCCCGCTCCTGGAAGTACATCATCTCGACGGCCTTGAACTCAAAGTCCATGACCTGAATCATGTACTCGTCGTGCTCGTCGTTCCTGATCTTCTGGTGGTAATAGTTGTGCCTTTCCTTGGGGTCCCTATGAACAGCGGTCTTCATGATGCCGTCCATGTCCTTCTCGGACAACTGGTCCCCAGCAATCCTCTTGAGCTCGGAAACAGAAATGCTTTTGATGTGACCCGCATAGTTCAGGTCATTCATCATTGGGTCGTTCGTGTAGCTATGCACGAACATACTGGGGTCAACGTACTCTACCTTAATACCGTAGTTCGGGTCATTGTTTCTTTTAACGACCGCCATACCGCAGGCCACAAGGTCATTCACACAGCGAGAGTAAACGCTATCGTGGAAGTCATTCCACTCCAGCGTCATGGCTGCGGATATCTGGGCCGCCACCTCTGCAGCGGTCTTTTCCGTTGTGTCAAAAAGAATCTCTGCCTCCTCCGTGGTGTCTGGAAGCTGGTCAGGATCCATGTCCAAGACCAGACCGCCAGTCTCCTGCTTCAGGGCCTGAAGCTCCTTCTTCATAGCGACCTGATTCATCAGTCGCCTCTTCTTCTTGTCGCGCTGCGTCATGGACGCAGGGTCAACAGCCTCCAGGTTAGGGTACAGTTTGTTGTTAATGATCTTGTTGACCACGATGCGAACAAACTTGGGGAGGACGGGAACCGTGGTGTAGTCTAGGTTGAGCAAGGACCCATCCGAACTATTCGGGTCGAGGCTCCTCAGCATCTTCTTGTAAATGGAAGTGTCTTGCGTTCCATTTGCGTAGTCTCGGTTTCTTTCGAAAACCTCGTTACGCTTACCATAGACAGAAGTCTTTTCGTTAACTTTGCCCCACTGAGTTTCAATCGCCTTGGCGTATCTGAGACCGTAGTCCAGAGAAGCCCTCTCTTCACGAGAGGCCATAGGGTCGGGGAACCCAGCTTTTACAGACTTGCCTCCATACATTTGCACTATGCGGTTTAGTACTGCAAATATATTAAATCAGCCGATGGGCTTATACCGCCTAAAAAAGACCTTATCGCTGAAGTCTGACCTCACCTTTTTCTTCTCAACCTTCTGAGCTGCAAGTAGGCAGAGCCCAGAGCTGATGGTCAAGTCGAACTTGGTTCTGTTGTCAATCTTGAACCCAATCCAATCCTCTAGGGTCCTATTAAAATACATGGCGCCCATCTCCCCCGTCTCCCTGTTGTAACCGACGTGGTCGTGTATATACGCCTCGATGGCGTGGGCGTGAGCCTGTATGACATCCTTTGAGTTGGACGGGATACCCTTAGTCTTTCCCACTGAGCTCATAGACCTTGGACCAACATGGTCTGGCCTGTTCATCAAGTATCCATCATAACCCCTTGATTCAAAGTACCTTGCGATTCCGTACTTGTTGTTCTCTATGAGCACGGGGTAGCCATAAAAGAAGGCAGCCATAAGTACGTCCTCATAAAAGATGCTGGCCAGAGGAGGGCGAGAGGCATACTCCAATACAAAGTGATTGGAGGGGTAGTTCATATTGAACTTGTTGAACATGTGCAGGGCACCCTTAGACCCCCTGCCATCAACGGTCACGTCAAGGTCATAAGAGTCCACACCCCCAACACCCAGACCAGCGTTCGGGGGAACTAGCTTTCCGTTCTCCTCCCTTCTCTGATTGCGCACACCCTCAGGGGCAAGCCAGGAAATTCTGAACCTGCCCTGTGAGTCTGGCCTGAAGACAACCTCCGTGTCTTGCTTGCCATGAGCCCACACAAAATTGCCAACCACAATTGGGTTGGGGAACATTTCGTCGTTGTGCTCAATCTGCTCGTAGATCTGACCGACGTTAAAAAGGCTTCCCTCGATACTATCCCTGAAGGCCTCGTCAGTCGTGAACGGGAACTGACGGATGATCTCATTGAGTTCGGAGGCATTGTTCTTCATGCTCTCCCGCTCGTTCTTCAGGAACTCCTTGGCCCCCATATGGATGTACTCACCATCAATACCAAGGACATCCTTTGATGGCGTCTCGACGATGGGGTTTCCATGCTGATCAAAGAAACCCTCCAGTGAGTCATAGGCAGGAATGAATAGCCTGTACAGTCCCGTCTTGGTCCTGCCGTTCTTGTTCCTCTGATTTGGGTCAGAGTCCTCCCATAGGTCCTTGTACTCTTTGCCCCCCTTGTCCATGGGGTTCACCGTACTGCCCACCAT